CAACGGCCTATACACTGGCTTAAATTTAATCAATGGCACTATACCTGACAGCACTTCCGACTAACTTAGGATTCACAAACCTAGGTACAGTTCAGGCCTACCCAACTGGTGGTACTGGGCCAACTGCTTACGGTCCGACAAGTTATTTTGGTAGTGACCCACTACCATCAAGACCTGGCGATAGCGTTAATAACCCAATTAACCTCGGTGATTTAAGTTCATTTAGTTCTATTTCTAAGTCGTTAACAATTTCAAATTCTCACGGCGGTTTAACAAGAATTCAAACAACATTTTATAAAATGCGTTTACTTCAAGCGCGTGCAGTACAGTTTACACAGAACTTCAGCCAAACTTCTTATGACTCCAAAACAAATAGAAATACAATACTGTCGTTTTACGTAATTGAAGACGGTACACATAGAAGAGAGCTTCCAATAAACTCCAATGGCTACGTGTACGATATGTCCGGTGTTCCATACTCTGATTCAGATACGGACATAGTGGAAAGCCAGGCAAAAGATTATCCAAGCATTATGCTTGCACCTAAAGATTATTTATTTTTAATAACAAATGATATTCGTTATATTGAAACAACTTACTCAATTGGAGTAATAACATCTATTAATGATTGGAGGTATTCGGATGAAACATCTGAAAAGGATATTAACTTTGATTCAATAACAGAGGCAGTAGACCTTAAGTTCGATTTTGGCGACGTGACTTAGTTTATGCTACGCTATTAGTAGCAAACTACTTGTACTATGAAAGTCGTCACTGTTGAGCAGCTTCAGTCAGATTTTGACGCTATCATGGACGATGTTGTTTTAAATCTAGAACATTATAAAATTACTACTGAAACTTATGCGGTGATGCTTTTACCAATGGAGTCTTACGGAATATTGCTTGAGGCTTATGAAGAGTGGCTAGAAACAGAAAAACTCTCAATTACTGTTTAATAATTATTAACTATATTGACTAAAAACCTGTCCAGCTAATCTACCACCAAATTTATTAGCTGCTATATCATCTCCTAAAGGAACATTTTTTTCTTTAAGCCATTTTTCAATTTCATCATCTTTAAAACGATCTGCTTCCGGTAAAGAAGATGCTGTTGCCGATTCGTAATCCTTTGTTCCAAAGATCCCTTGATCATTACCTCCTTTAGTACTTAGTGTGTTCAATCTAGGCGCACCCGCAAAAAAGTCAGAGCTTGCTTCTTGTATTTGATTTTTCCCTACACTGTCTTTTAAGAATTGTTTAGCGGCTGGAGTAGGTGTAGGAGTTGTTCCTGCTGCGGGAGTAGGTGTAGGAGTTGTTCCTGCTGCGGGAGTAGGTGTAGGAGTTGTTCCTGCTGCGGGAGTAGGTGTAGGAGTTGTTCCTGCTGCGGGAGTAGGTGTAGGAGTTGTTCCTGCTGCGGGAGTAGGTGTAGGAGTTGTTCCTGCTGCTTGTGCTTGTGCTTTAGCAGCTAAATCTGCTCTCGCTTTTTCAACGGCAGCAACATCCTCACTTGGAGTAGCGGGTGCAGTAGCAGTAGCGGGAGCAGGTGCAGGTGCAGCTGCTTTTGTTGGAGTAAAGAAAGATCCCTCTTTGTTGTAACCCTTACCTGCTAAGGTTTTAATTTCCTCTAAATCAGAGGTATACATATGCTGACTTGTTTCAGGATTATAAAAACGTTGAACTTCTTGTGTATCCGCTTGAGCAGTCTGATAAACCTTGCCTACATCACCTTCATAATTATAACCGCCAGCGATTGCTGAGTCTCTTTCTTCTTTTGATGTTGTAAACAAATGATTAGGTCCACCTGGCTTATCACCTGGCCTATACAAACGATATAACGTACTTGCACCCGCAGTAGTATCGCTAGGATCTAATGTTTTAAATGCAGTATCACCTTCTTTATTAAAACCACCTAATAATTCTTTGTCTGGCTCTGAGCTATAAAAATGTTGTTGCGTGCTTGGATTGTAGTAACGATTAAATTCACGTAACTTGGAACCTGTTTCAGTTACTGGGGTAGTGTTTTTTACTGCATCAAAATAATCTTTTTGTTTCTCATCAGCAATTGTAGATGCTGCTGTAGTTGCGGTTTTGTATAAAAGTTCTTTAGGAATGCCAGTGGTTTCAGCTAAATATTTATCTCCTTTAGGAAGCGAAGATAAATAAGTTGCAGCGGCTTGATACTTTGTTTGTTCTTGGGTTTCGCGTAAATCTTTATCTGTTCCTACAGCTGCTATACGACTTGCTTTACTAGCGGCCCCCATATCTTTGAGGCTTTTTAAATATTTCTCACCAACAGCAAACGCTTCTGGTGTTGTAATTGAACGGTACAAGGAAGGCGCCGTAGGCGCAGGCATTATTACTGTAGGTGCGGTTGCTTTCTGACTTCCCATAAGTACCTATTTTTTTATGTGGATCTCTATACTGATATTACTACTAATAAACTGCGCCAGGTGAGTCACCCCTACTGCCCCAAGCGGCATGAAGACGAGGAACAAAATCAACTCAGCGTAAGTGATGGTCTTTTTCATGAGGAGGAAAACCCTTTTCATATGGCCCAGTTTAACGAACTATTAGCCAGTATGTCTACAAAGATTATGCATTCATTAATGACTCAGCAAGAAAAACAAGTAGCAAAAGCTTTTTGGGAGGCTTGTAATTATGGAGGCAGACCGAAACCAGGGGATTTAAAAAACATGGAAGACAAGAGAATTTATTACGAATGGGTTCTACGGCTTGCTCATTTAAAACAGTGTGACAAGTTCTTAAAAAACGTTAAGATACCTATAGAAATGTAATAGCACTCCATGTTGGCGGATTATCTGGTTGAAGAAGGGGAGTTACCGGCCTTACCGCCAGTAAAAAAAACTTCTATTGATCCCAATAAATACGTAAGCTATAGGTTTAACGGTTTAAATATTTCAGAAGTCACAATTGAGAATAGCAAGGAAAAATTAGTCTCATCGTTAGCGGACCAGGTGGAGATGTTTATACCACCTTCTGGTAGCTTTGAGGACGCAGACTTAAAAAGGTATTTAGAACTTGTTTGTAGTTACGAAACATCTACAAATGATTTGGTTCTTGGGCTATCACTTGCAGATCAGATAAGAATTTGTTTTAGTGATATGGTACCAGCAAAAATATGTGCTAAATTTCCCGACATTGACCTTGCAACAAAACGGCGATATAGGTGCGTTGCAGAATACTTGATTCGGCAAGAAGAATTAATAAAAATGAGGGACGAATCTGGGAAATTAATTAAAGAAGTCGGTAATCTCGGTAAAATGGTAGTAATTTATAGGCCGCTACCTAAAATAAGAGAAACATTAAAACGCTCAGGGCTGTTTGCATTTATAAAACAGACCCCAGGGGTAACCGAAACCAAATAACTTTTCGGTTATCCGTCCTATTTTTTATTTTTTCTTTGTTATTATCTTTATTAACTTACAACTTCAAAAATGACTAACTACAGAAAACAAAAACTAGACAAACTAGCTGGAAACACACCAACCGAAACGGAACGTGTCCTGACTAAGCTTGTCATTGAAAGAGTCTGTGATGACATGTGTGATTTTTATGATCGGTTTTATTATTTTGAAGGGCCTGGAGCTATGGTTTACGTCCCAACGGCTAAAGAAGAGAAGAATTCAATGTTTTACATGCCGGTTGCAGCACTAATTGCAGCCAAAGAGGACTTCCAATCAAAAGATATGGATGGAGTTGCCGAGATAATGCGTAAAGCTATTATTAAAGCTGAGACACTTGACTTAGAGAAAGAAGCTTTATTTATTATTCAAGACCCACAGCATATGTCGTTACTGAATTATAAACGTGAAAAAGGTGTTGCTGACCTTGTTCCTACATGAGTTATTACAAAAACCTACCTCGACATTTATTTCTTACAAGAATTTTACGAATTGAAGAGGACTGGTTAACTCCTGTTGAATATTTACCTTATATATACGCTTTACTTGGTGACATTGACTTAGACCCCTGCACAACTGAACACGCCAATAAAGAATATTTACGTGCAAGAAAGATCTACACATTAAAAGAAGACGGTTTAAATACTAACGAACAGTGGTTAGGAAAAACATATTTATTCCCTCCTACATACGGACGTTGCTCTTTTAATAAACAACGCGGTACATGGAGGTGGGGATTGAAAGGAGGCCACACCGGGAAGTCCCCCTCTTCTATTTGGTTTAAAAGGTTAGAAAAAGAATGGAAACTTCGTAATGTCTCAGAAGCTTTATTTTTTTCTACTAGCCATGAAATATTAAGGAGCTGTCCAGACATATGGAACTATCCAGTGTGTATACCAAAAGATAGAGCAAGGCTGATACACGGTAAATTTATGAAAGTTTTAGGTGCCCCATTCACGTGGGGGTTTTTTGTTTACTTACCTAGTACGGATTTAGGTTTTAATCAAATCGAAAGGTTTCAACAAATTTTTTCTAATATCGGTAAAGTCATCTGTTAAACAAGCTAGCGCGGAAGGCGTTTCTAAATCCATAGGTAACGTCACCCGGTCCCGACATAATAAACCTTCCTTCATCTTCACCGTCTGAAGCTGCGTTTTGTTTAATTAAATCTTTTGAATTGTTTATATACCTAGTTAAGAACCTTTTACCAGAGGTATTGTCGGACACACTTGAACCATTAGGACCATCGGTTTCCTCATACCGATTATCAACGTCATAATCCTGACTTGTTTCTAATTTCATGCTAGTATTTGGGCAGATACACTTACTGCCGTGATTACTTTTCAGTCTACTCCAAGTGAGGATACCATCTCATTCGACTCTTCTAATCCAGGTTGCAATTTTTCCAGCCGTAGTTTTGACTGGTATGCAGACAACAACTGGGAGACAGAAGCTAGCGATAATTTTTTTAAGCCTGACTTAAAAGAACTTGGTACAGATAACGTGCATGGGCCAGCACACTACACAAAAAACGAAGATATAGAGTGTATAGAAGCAATTAAAGCAGCATTAGGAACTGAAAAATTCCGTGGCTACTGTCAAGGTAATGTAATAAAGTATGTGTGGCGTGCTGACCACAAAAATAATACTTTAGAAGATTTAAAAAAAAGCCGGTGGTATTTAGATAGGCTTATTGCTT